TTCCGACTTGGGCGGTTTGGTCCTGGGCCTCGCCGGCCTGGCGGTGGCGATCGACCAGGAGAGTCTCTTGCTCGAGGCGGCCGCGGTGGTGCGGCGACGCCGGCCGGAGACGCCGGCGAGCTAATGACCAATGACCAATGACCAATGACCAATGACCAATGACCACCTTGGTCATTGGGATTTGGGATTTGGGATTTGGGATTTGGGATTTTCTCCCCACGTTTACAGCCCCTGTAAACCACCCTCTCGCTTTTGGGCCGCGCCCCCGGTGACCCTGGGGGTATGTCTGCCGCCCTGATCGCCACCAAATGCACCGAGGCCGTGGCCGCCTGGGAATCGGGCGACGCCGCCACGGCCCTCGTAAAGCTCCGCTCCGCCAAGATGCTCTTGGCCGGGATGCCCGACACGGACGCCGGCGACGGCCTGGGCCTGACGTGGGACCGCGCGGCGATCGACGCCTTGATCGCCGACATCAACAAATCCCGGGCCGCCGCGGTCGGCGTCCAGCGGACCAAGACCACGTACATCCGCCCCACCACCTGAGCACTCCCCCCATGCTACGCTGGGCCAAACGCCTCTTCCGCCGCCGCGTCGACCACGATCCCAAATGGGTCGGGCTTCGGCGGGTCGACCGGGATCGCCGCGGCGGTGCCTCGACCGAGCCGGCCGGCAACCCGCTGGGGCGCCGCCGCTGGGAGGAAGCGGCCGGCACGAACCGGCTGAACCGGGCCCACTGGCAAAACGCGGTCGAGCGATCCATCAACCTCGACCTCGAGGAGAAGCTGGCCACGCTCCGGGCCCGCTGCGCGCACGAGGCCTCCTGCAACCCGATGGTCGAGGGCGTCATCCGCACCCACACCAACGACGTGGTCGGCCAGCACGGCCCCGGTCTCCAGATCCAGTCCAGCTCGCCGGAGTACAACGAGGCCCGCGAGCGGGTCTGGCGGGAGTGGTGGGCGCGGCCGGACGTGAACGGCAAGCTGTCCGGGGCCGACTTCCTCCGGCTCTGGGTCCGAGCGCGCTGGCAGGCGGGCGAGTACCTGGCCGAGCTGACCATCGACCCAAACGCCACCGGGCCGGTCAAGACGCGGCTGCTGGGCCTGCACGCCTCGCGGCTGGCGACGCCGCCCGGCCAGGCCGGCGGAGCCGACGTGATCCTGGGCGTCCAGCTCGACCCCAACGGCAAGCCCGTCAATTATCACATCTCGAAGGCCCCGCCGACGGGCCGCGAGTTGGTTACCGAGTACGAGGAAAAGCCGGCCGCCAAGATTGTTCACGGGTTCGAGAAGACCGAGCCCGACCAGGTCCGCGGCGTGCCGCTGTTGGCAACGTGCCTCCAGGTGATCGCCGACCTTCGCGATTACGACGCCGAGGTCCTCGACGCGGCCCGCTCCGCGGCCGACCAAGCGGTGCTTCTATACACCGACCACAACGACGCCGAGTACATCCCGGTCAACGAGAGCGAAGAGATCGAAAGGCGGACCGTCTCGACGATGCCCCCGGGGTGGAAGGCCTACCAGCTTACGCCGCAACAGCCCTCGACCCGGTACGTCGAGTATCGCGAGGAGCGCCAGCGCGAGATCGGCCGGCCGGTGGACATGCCGGCCATGATGATCCGGCTGGACTCCCGGCGCTACAACTACAGCTCGGCCCGATTCGACGGCCAAGGCTACGCCCGCGGCCTGGCCGCGTTCCAGGCCTTTTTGGCGACGGACACGCTCGACCGGCTCGAAGCCCTCGTCGCCCGCGAGGCGCAACTGGCCGGCGCGCTGCCCGCCCCGCCGCCGGGCGAGATCCGCCGCGAGTGGAACTGGCCCAAGCGGCCCCACGTCGATCCGCAGCGCGAAGCGAACGCCGAGCGAACCGGCCTGGAAAACGGCACCCTCACCTACACCGACGCCCTGGCCGCCCGCAACAAGGATCTCGACACCACGGTCGCCACCCGCAAACGGGAGCGGGAAAAGCTCGAAGCGGCCGGGCTCCCACCGCTGCCGCAGCCGCCCGGGCCGACCCCGCCGGTGGACGACGACCCCGACGAGGAAGACGACAAGCAGAACGCGAAGGCCGAGGCGGACGACGCGAAGGACGAATGACCCATGCCCCATGACCAAACGATGCGGCGCGACCTGACCGTCTCCGTGATGACCCTCCGCGCGGCGTCGATCAACGAGGCCGACCGGAGCGTCGAGACCGTGATGGCCACGGAAAACCCGGTCACAGTCTTGGACCCGAAGACCTGGGAGGTGATCGACGAGGTCCTCCGGATGGACGGCACCGAGCTGCCCGAGGAAGTGCGGCTCTTGAATGATCACCGTCGCGAGGGTGTTGAGAGTGTCTTCGGCTCGGCGCGGGCGATCCGTATCGAGGCGGGGGAGGTAGTCGGGCGCCTTTTCTTTGCCGCGGACGACCCCGAGGTCGACCGGGCCTGGAGCAAGGTTCGAGACAGGCACATCCGCGACGTGTCCATCGGGTACCAGTCCCTCGACTACGTCGACATCCCGGCCGGCCAGACCCAGGAGGTGGCCGGCCGAAGGTACACCGCCGGCAACCGGACCTTGCGGATCAGCACTCGTTGGCAACTTCGCGAGGTTTCTTTACTTGCGATCGGCGCGGATCCGGCAGCGAAAATCCGACGCGAAACGGGCGACCCGCCCACAACCCCACGGGAGACCGTACTGATGAACGAACGACTCCGAAAGTACCTCGAGGCGATCGGCCTGCGACACGAGGCCAGCGAGGAAGAGGCCCGGCAGTTCCTGGCCCTGTTGAGCGGGACCCGGGCCCAGGTGGCCAAGGTCCTGGAAAGCGAGACCGACAGCGAGACCTCGCGATTGATGGTCCGCGCGGGCCTGGAGGCCCTGGGCGTCGACCCGGAGGACCCGAGCAAGCCGGCCCAGCGATCCGCTCCGCCGCCGGCCGACCCGCCGGCCGACCCGCCGAATCCGGCGCCGCCGGCCGACGAGGCCCGGATCCGGGCCGAGGCCCAGGCCGAGGAGCGGACGCGAGCCGCCCGGATGCGCGAGCTGGGCGGCGACGACGTCCCCGCCGAGCTGATCACCCGGGCGGTGGACGAGGGCTGGGACGAGACCCGGGCCTCGCGGGAGTTCCTCGCCGGGGTCCGCGCGACCCGATCCGGCTCGGCCGGCCGCGCGCCCGCGCAGCACAGCCGGTCGCACGACGCCGACGTGAACGCCCGCAGCCTGGCCGCCGGGATGCTGGCGGCCTACGGCCAGGACCCGACGAAGCACCGCTTTTGCCGCGAGTACACCGGCCAGCGGCGGGGCGACATGCTCACCGAGCAGGACGCCGATCGGGGCGACCGGCTCCGCGACCTCTCGGCCGTGGACCTCTGCCGCGAGTGCGCGTTGATCGACACGGGCCGCCGGTATCACAGCCGGGGCGAGGCGATCCGCGCGGCGGTCTCCGGCGGGACCCTCAGCCACGTCTTCGGCACGAACGTCTACGCCCGGCTGGTCGAGGGCTGGGAGACGATCGGCGACACGACGATCGGCTGGTGTGACGAGGAGGACGTCCCCAACTTCCTCCAGCAAGAAGACATCTCGATCGACGAGAGCGCCACACTCGACCGGCTCCCGTCCGGCGGCACGGCCAACCACGCCACGGTCTCCGACTCGCACGAGACCTACAAGATCGCGCGCTACGCCAAGAAGTTCGTCATGGACGAGCAGGACATCCTGAACGATCGGTTGGGCGCCTTGCTCGGGATGCCCGTCGCCATGGGCAAGGCGGCCCGGCGACTCCGGCCCGACCTGGTCTACAGCATCATGCTCGAAAATCCCGACCTGGTCGCCGACTCCGGCGCGGTCTTCAACGCGACCGCCGTCACGACGGCCGGCGGCCACGCCAACCTGGGGACCGGCGCACTGGCGTCGGCCACGTTGAAAGCGGGGATCAGCGCGATGGTCAAGCAGCGGCTGGGACGCACGACGACGGATCCCGGCGAGGCCCTGAACCTGCGGCCGAAGTGGCTGATCGTCCCCGCCGCCCTGGACTGGACCGCCCGCGAGCTGACCGCCGCCGGGGCCCTGGCCAAACTCTTCGCCGACTCCAGCGATCCGTGGTACGCCCAGCTCAACCTCCTCGCGCAAGAGGGGCTGCGGACCGTCATCGACGACCGGATCGGCGCGATCGGCGTGAAGGACCCGCGGACCAAGACCGTGCGGACCGGCCTCGATACCAACTGGTTCCTGACCGCCGGCGGCACGAAGGGCCTCCGCGTGGCCTACCGGATGGGCACCGGCCGGTCGCCGCAGATGCGGAGTTTCATCCTGACGCAAGGCCAATGGGGCCTGGGGTGGGACATCAATCACGACATCGGGGCCGCGTTCCTCGACTTCCGCCCCTGGTACAAGAGCACCGGCGCCGGGCAGTAACCCGCCCGAACCCCGAACCCCGAACCCTCAAACCCTGAACAAAATCCTCTTTTCTCCCGGAGACACGAACCATGGCAGACGCCACCCTCTCGAAAGACGCCAACGCCAACACGGTCGACGAGACCGCCGCGGCGGCCATCGCCTCGGGCGAGGTGTACCAACTGGCCGACGGCCGCGCCGGCTTCAAGGCCGGCCTGCTCGCCGCGGCCAGCGGCGACCCGGTCAGCTTCATCACCGCCGGCCAGGTCACGATCACCAAGAGCGCCGACCTGGTCATCCTCAAGGGCGGCAAGGTCTACTGGGACCGGTCGGCCAACGCGGCCACGCCCTTGCAGGCCGCCGCCGGTGCCGACTTCTACGTGGGCGTCGCCCGCGAAGACGCCTTGGCCGCCGCGACCACGGTCCTGGTCGACCTGAACGTGCAGCCCGCCTACACGATCGACATGAAGCGGGACCCCGGCCTCTCCGTCCCCGTCCTGACCGCCGGCACGCCCTACCTGTTCAATCGCGGCGCCAGCCTCGTGGCCGGCTTCTCGGCCGACGCCGAGGCCCAGAAGCTCGATTGGCTCTCGGTCCACAGCGTGCCCGTGACGATCCCGATGATCCTCGAAGCGATCTTCGCGGTCAACGTCACCTGCGACGCGGACGTCGGGGACCTGAACATCGGGTTGGCCAACGCGACCCATGCCAGTGACGCCGACAGCATCACCGAGAGCTGCTTCTTGCACGTTGACCTGGGGGCCGACCTCAACCTCGACGCGGAAAGCGACGACGGGACGACCGAGGTGGCCGCCACGGACACGACCAAAGACGTGGTCGCGTTCACCCCCGTCGAGGTGTGGATCGACGCCCGCGACCTGACGGACATCCAGATCTACGTCAACGGCGTGAACGTCCTGCCCGACAGCGTGTTCAAGCTCGACGCCGCCACGGGCCCGCTCAAGGCGTTGTTCCACCTGGAAAAGTCGGCGAACGACAGTCTCGGGGAGGTCCAGCTCTCCCACCTGGCCGTCCGCACGCCCGACCTGGCCGCGTAAGGAGGCCACACGCCCGAAGGTCCAATGACCAATGACCAAGGACCAAGGACCAAAGGGCCTTGGTCATTGGTCATTGGGAATTGGGATTTTGCGAGTGTTTTGATGTCACGCTTCGACGCTGACTTCGCCGTCGCCATGGCCGACGTGTTCTTCCAGCACGGGGAGTCGATCACCTACACCCCGGCCGGCGGCGACCCGGTGGCGCTGACCGGGTGCGTCGAACGGGAGCGGTCGGAAGAGGACCCGGCCACCGACGGCCGGCACCAGCGGCGGGTCCGGGCCGTCAAGGTCCTCTCGGACGCGGACGACGCCGACTACGGCGGCGTCGCCGAGCCGTCCGAACGGGCCACCGTGACGATCGACTCCGTCGAGTATTCGGTCGAGTCGATCAGCACGGTCTCGACCGCCGCCTGGCGGCTGGGCCTGGTCCGGATCGGCTCCGTCGAGCGGAGTCGGCCTGGGTATCGGAAGTAGTGGGGAGTGGGTAGTGAGTAGTGGGTAGTGAGTAGTGGGGAGTGGGGAGTGGGGAGCATGACCAGCACCGAATCCAACGGGATCAAAAAGTATTTGACGGTCCACGCCGGGACGCTGGTCTTGGCGATCGTGGTCCAGACGGTGGGGCTCGTGTGGTGGGCCTCGTCGATCAACACCCGGGTGAAGTTCCTGGAGCGTGACGTCGAGAAGATCGACGCCCGGGTCCGCGGTCTGGAGGTCGCCAAGAAATGACCGAGCCCGCCGGTTGCCTCAGCCTGGCCGAGAGTTATCTGAAGACGATGCTGGCCAACGTCACCGCGTTTCGGACGTGGACCGAGACCGAGGACGAGGCGGCCGCGCTGGCGAAGATCCACCTCGAGGGACTGCCCAAGCCGGCGGCCGGAAAGGACTGCCACACCCGGGCCGAGCTCGAAGCGTACCGGCCCTATGCCGTGGTGTTCACCGGCGAGGACAACGGCCTGACCAAGGTCCACGACGCCAGCGGGGCGCTGTTCGATTTCGTCGGGTCCGGCCGGCTCATGCTCCGGCTCGAACAGGATTGCCCGGACGGCGTCGGCGACCAGCCGAGCTCCGACGCCAACCTGCAATTCAAGAACACGGTCGGGGCGATCATCGACGGCCTGTGCGCCCTGGCCGGCACGGCCGGCTATCTGGCATTCGAGCGGATCACCGTGGCCGACGGCCCCTACTGGACGCACCCCGACGCCGTCCCCGCCCAGGGACTTTGTCAGGGTTGCGAGCTGCTCCTGGAGTGGGGAGGTGGCCTGTGATCGGCGAGATCAAGATCCGCGAGCGGGGCCCGACCCCGGGCCTCATGAAGCGCGGCTTCAACAAGCTCAAGCAGAAGTGCTATTACTGCGCGATGACCTTCTGGCACCGCGAGCTTTTGGGAAAGCACTTCACCTCGGCCGGGGCGACCGAGTACGGCTACACGCCGCGCAAACGCCAATGGCGCGGCAGCTTCAAGGCGAGCTACATCGGCCGGAAACTGAAGGAGAAAGGCCACACCAAGCCGCTGGTCTTCAGCGGCGAGTCGATGGCCCTGACCCGGATGCGCGACGTCCGCGCGACCAGCAAGCGGGGCGTGTGCGTGATCCGGGCGCCCGGCTTCAACCGCCGCAACCCTCACTCCCAAGTGAACATGCGCGAGGAGATCACCCGCGTGAGCACGTCGGACGCCTCCCGGATGGTCCGGACGTACGAGCGGAAGATGGACGCCGAGCTCCGGGCCTACCGGGCCACCAAAACCACGACCATCCCCTAACCCAGGCACGACCATGACCCTGACCGCTCAAATTCAATCGACGATCTCGATCGCCGGGCTCTCCGTGACGTCGGTCACCTCGCGGTCGGCCGTCGCGGCGATCCCCGCGCAGACCCCGACCCCGGCCGCCGGCCTGGCCGGCTCGCTGACCACCCGGACCGACGCCGACACCGGCATTATCACGATGTCGTCCGCCGAGCACGGGATCACCGACGCCGACACCGTCGACGTCTACTGGTCGGGCGGCTGCCGGTATGGCATGACCGTGACCCTGGTCGACGGGACGGCCGTCTCGATCGACGCGGGCACGGGCGACGACCTGCCCGCGGCGGAGACCGCCGTCGTCGTCGGCGTCCAGGAAGAGTACGACGTCGACTTCGACGGCGACCTCGTCAAGATGATCGTCGCGCACTGCAAGAAGCGGGCCCACATCGAGTTCCTGACCAACGGCGACGTCTCGATCCTCGGCCGCGAGCTGACCGCCAACGAGGCCTGGTCGTGGGTGTACGACACGGGCGCCGCCAACCCGTTGACCGGCGACCCCGTGGGCAAGATCCTCGTGAGCTGCGGCGAGACCACCACGGATCAAATCAAGCTGGTCGGCATTTACGACTCCGAAGTCTAACCAAGGCCCGATGATCGGCCCCTTTGATCATTGGTCCTTGGGACTTGAGATTTTAAGGAATCCACCATGGGCGACACACGACACGGCCTCTACGCCATCGAATTCGACGACACGCTCTTGCCCGGGATCACGCAATGCCGCGTCGAGACCGGGACCGACGTCCAGGGCGAGGCCACCTCGGGCGAGGTCTACACCCGCTGGCAGTCGATCTTCGCGCAAAAACCCAAGGCCGACTGGACCACCAAGGCGATCGCCTCCGCCCTGGACCTCTGCGGACTGACCGGCCTGGACGTGTCGGGCCTGGCAACGGGCCTCAAGATTTTTGCGCAGAAACACGACCGCGCGTCGACCCGGGCCGGCGCGACCAGCCACCGCAAGCACACGTTCAGCGACGGCCTGGTCGTCCCGCGGACGCTGACCGTGCCCCACCGGGGCGACGCCAAGCTGACCTACGACCTGCTGGTCTTGTACGACGGCGTGAACGACCCGATCATCCTGACCGACGCGGTCACCCTGCCGGCCGGCGTGACCGACGCCGAGCGGTTCACGCTGGGGCCGACGACGATCGAGTCGGTCACGCTGACCACGATCCAACAAATGACGATCACCTTCGGGATCACGGGCGACCCGGAGGGCGGCGACTCGTCGATCTGGGACACCTACTGCTCGATCCGCAAAATCACGCCCTCGCTGACCCTCTCGGGGTTCGACGTCGAGTGGCTCAAGGCGGCCAACATCCCGCTGACCGGCAAGTCGGTCACGCACACGAACACGGCGATTTACCTCCGCAAGCGGGCCGCCGGCTCGACGTTTGTTGCCGACGGCACCGCCGAGCACATCAAGTTCACGGCGGCCGGGCTCGCCTATATCGACGTGCCCTTCGATGCCTCGGACGACGGCTACGCGACGACCAACCTGACGATGCCGCTGAAGTACGACGGCACAAACGCCCCGCTGGTGATCAACACGGCGAGCGCCATTACGTAGGGGAATGACCAAGCACCAATGACCAAGGGACGCATTGGTCATTGGTCATTGGTCATTGAGATTTGGGAGTTTCGATAATGCCCGGACTACTCTACTACATCCCGGATGCCACCCGCGCGATCAAGGTCCCGGACCTGGCCGGCCTGGGCCTGGGCTATGCGTTCGGTTCCCGGCTGGTCCCCCGCGAGGTCCAGCGCGGACCCGACGGCGATCACGGCGTGGTCGTCGCCGACCCCGACCGGCTCAAAGAACACCTGCTGGGTTTCTGGCCGGACCGGCAGACGTGGCTCAAAATCCCCGGGCTGCCCGGCGGCAAAACGGCCTGGGTCGGCCGGCACAACGATCAGCCGGTCGGGCCGCCCGACCTGATCCGCGAGAATGTGTTGCCAGGCCACTTCGTGACGCTGGCCGATGGAAACGACTGGCTCGTGCCGATCGCCCGGGCCCTGAATGCCGAGGGCGACGCGCTGACCTGGCACCACAACCTCCCGCAGACCGTGGGCATGGACGCCGCCGGCGAGTGGACCCAGGGCGGCGTCGTGCCCAAATATCGCCGGCTCTGGGACATTGCCACCGCCTGGTGGGATACGTTCGCGGCGGCCTCCCCGGGCCCTGACGACCAGGTCGGCGACGACGTCGACCCGGGCAAGACGGTGACGATCGAGTTCGACTTCGCCGGCCTCAACGATGCGGCCCTGTACGCCCTCGCGACGAACTATCGCGTCGGCAAGGCGGAGGTCGCGTTGCTGGGCCTGTTTGACGACCGGGCGACGGCCGAGATCCTCAAGGCCCTGATCGACTGGCCGACGGTTGTGGGCTGGATAAAAAAAAAGGCCCGCTCGATGCCCGATGGCTCGGCTACCGACGCTGGGCCCGAGGCCTCGACCCCGGCTACCGACCCACGCTCGCCGACCTCTGGGCCCTGAGCGCAGGCAAGGGGGACGACCCGCCGGTCGTGGTGCAACAGTTTCGCATCGGATGAACGGATAAACGATCATGGCCCCACGCATCCAAATCGAGATGACCGCGAACGAGGCCCGGGCGTGGGCCGGGATGCAGAAGCTGATCGTCCAGCAGACGACGTTGCAAAACGGGCTGAAGAACACGGGGATGCAGGCCGGGGCAGCCGGCGCGAAGATGCGATCCGCCGGCACGGCCGGGCGGACGGCGTTTGGGGCGGGGGCGGTCGCGCAGATCCGCAGCTATGCCGCGAGTTTCCTGGGGATCGGAGCCGCGATTACGCAAGTCATCGGGCTGTTCAACGACATGCGCGAGGCCCGTCAAGAGGCCACCCAGCAATGGGGCCAGGCCGAGGGCGGCATGTCCGAGCTCGCGCAACTGGCGAAAACGCCCGAGGCGTTCCAGGCGTTGACCGCCCGCGCCCGAAAGGTCTACGGCGCGGGCGGCGGCGACTCCTTGGAATCGGCCGCCAAGCTCGTCTTCCAGTTGGAGTCGGCCGGGGCCAGTGAGTTCGAGGACCTCTTCACCCAGTTGTCGTCGAAACGGCTCGTCACCGATCCCGCGGTGATGGCCAAGGCCGCCGCGACGCTCCAGACCACGATGGGCAAGGGCGAAACGGGCACCATGCGGGCGCTGGCGTCCAAGGCGTTCGGCGCGTCGCTTTACTCGCCGGCCACCGCCGACGCCCTGTTGGAAGCGGCGGCCCGGAGCGGTAGCTCCGCCGCGGCCATGGGCATAACCGACGAAGAGGTGCTCGCGGCGACTGCCGTCGTCGCCACCGGAAAAGGCGGCGCCGAAATGGGCGGGACCTATCTGGCCCAACTCATGCGCACACTGCGGCAAAAGGGCATCTTCAAGGGGCAAGACCTTGCGACGACGCTCGGACAGGTCGAACGGATTACCGGTGGCATGTCCGAGGAGGACGCGAAAGAGTGGTTTGGCCGCGCCCAAGGTCGCGAGGCGTTCGACATCCTGCGAACAAATATGCCGCGGTACGGGAAGGCCTTCGCCGAAGTGCAAGCGGCACAACAGGAGGACCGCGTTGCCGCACAACTGAAGCTCTCGGAAAGCGATCCGACCATCTATGCCTCCCAGCGGGCCCGGATCGCCAAGGCCCAGGAAGAACTGTCCAAAGAAACCCTCGGGCAGATGGGGAACCTGGCAGACACCGTCCTGGACGAGTTTGCCACCCAGGCGCGGCGCGAAGGCCGCGGCGAGTTCGGGATCGGCCTCACCCGCCGATACGCCGGCCTCCAACGATACTTCGGCGGCGATGAATGGTGGTTGCGCCAGGCCCACGACGACATCGCCGACCCGCGGACCCGGCGCGAAGTGGCCGAGCTGGCCGGCACGGGCCACCGGTTCGTCGGCGGCGGGGGGCCCGCCGGCGGCGACGGTGGCTTGATTGAGGCAGCCAAGAATCTCAACGCCGCCGCCGAGACGCTCCGGGACGCCGGCCGCGGCCCGACCCTCGTGCCGCCCAACGTCGACCGCTGACCACTACCCACTACCCACTACCCACTAACCACTACCCACTAACCACTAACCACTGATGTCCGGAACGATCGGCGGAATCACCTGCGACTGGGTCAAGGGCATCGCCCCGTCGGGCAAGATGCGCCTCGACGTCTGGCAGGTCCCCGGGATCTCGGGCTACGGCGCCCAGAAACTGGGGGCCGGCGACTCGGCCTGCGCGTTCCGCTGCATCCGCGTCCTGTCCAGTGCGAACCTCGACACCTGGGAGGCCTCGATCGAGGCCTTGCAAGGCGCGATCGTCACCGTGGTGAACGACCGGGGGAAGACCTACACCCGGTTCCTGGTGTCGCGGATCGGTATCCCCCAACGGGTCCCGGCGTATCCCAACGAGAAAAGCACGATCATCGTCCAGGGGGTGATTACATGACGATCACCGCCATTGAAACCACCCGATTCGGCAACGTGACGACGGTCACGGCCACAAGTGACCTGGGCGGCAGTCCCTATTTTCACTGGTACGTGGACGGGACCTGGGTCGGCGTGTGCGAGACCGGGACCTGGGACTTTTACTTACCCTTGGCCGATCAGGCCCGGATCGACGTCGTCGACACGGCCGACCCGGCCTTCGACGCCGTGGCCGGCGCGCCCGCCGGCTGGCCGGCACGCCGCACCCTCTGGTGGGTCCGATCGCTGGCCGCGGACGTCGACCAGTATCGCGTCGAGCAAAAGAAGGGAGAGGGCGACTGGTCGACCGTGGCGATCGTCCACCAAGAGCCCCACCAGTGGGAATTTTCCGTCCTGACCGACCGGCTCGACGACCTGTCCGACTACACGTGGCAGGTCGTCCCCGTCGACACGGCCGGGAATGACGGCACGCCGATCGCCATCGGACCCGAGACGATCGTCCGCACGCCCGACGCCCCCGAGTTCGAGATCACGTTCGATTCCGGGACAACCAAAGTCACGTTCTCCGCCGCGTCCTAAATGACCAATGACCAATGACCAATGTCCAATGACCAATGTCCAATGACCAATGTCCAATGACCAATGACCAATGACCAACGGCCCATTTGGTCATTGGTCATTGGGATTTGGGATTTTCCACTCCCCACTCACCACTCCCATGGTCTACCACGCGCGACGCGCCGACAGCTTGCGGTTGAAGATCGACACGGTCGAGGTCCGGCACCTCGTCCCGGTCGGGACGATCCCCGGCGTGGTCGTCGAGGCGGTGGCCGCGCGGTGCGGTCCGGGCGCGGCCCGGCTGCGGAGCTCGGCCGACGGCGAGCGGCTCGCGTTCAAGGCGCCCGGGTCCGCCGTCTGGGGTCTCGACGTCGTCGCCGGCGTCGACACGACCTTCCTGCTCCAAGACGGCGAGGACCCCGACAAGTGGGCCCGGGTCGCCCGCCACGGCGCGTACATGAACACGGGCCCGGCCGAGGGCCGCGTCTTGCTCGCCGACGTGTTTAATAACGGCGTCGGGCACGACGACGTCACGGCCGCCGAGGCCCTGGCCGGCGACGTGGCCACGTACACGATCACGCTGGCCAACGACTCGCTGCACCGGTTCTCGAAGCTGGTGGCCTGGCTCGACGCGGCGACGGCCGGGCTGGAGATCTTCGAGGAGTGGGTGGGCTGGTCCGCGCCGACGACCGAGGCGACGGGCATCCAGCTACCCGACATCGGGCCGGGCGCGACGCAATCGCTTTTCCTCCGCCGCACGATCGGCGCGGCGGCCGACTCGGACACGGACATTTTGAACCACCTGCATTTCGCATTCAACGGACTCTAACAGGAGCCATTCATGTCGATTTACCATTGCAAAGTCGAGGGGATCGCGACCGGGGCCGTCGCGAACACCTTCAAGACCATCCTGGGCCTGAAGTACGCCGACACGCTGGGCCACCGCGGCCGGCTGCGGAAGCTGTTCATCGGCGGCGGCGGCGGTGCCGCACAGGACCTGCAAGTCTCGATCCGGCTGCGGAAGACCGACATCACGGCCGACGGGACCAGCACCGCGGTCAACGTCAACACGATCGGCAAGTCGGACCCCACCTCGCAGGCTTCGCTCGTGGCCGCCATGGGCAAAAACTACACCGTCGAGCCCACCACCATGGGGACCGACACGCTGGGCGGCGGCTCGATCAACGGCCGCAGCGGCCTGGTCCTGGAATGGGGACCCGGCGAGGGCCCGACCTGGGGCCGCAAAGAATGCCTCGCCATCGAGGCCGCGCCCGGCGAGGCCACGGCCGCCAATCTCGAAGCGTACGTCGAGTGGGAGGAGTAGTGGGGAGCGGGCAGTGGGTAGTGGTTCGTGGGTAGCAATAAGAGGAGTTTGACCATGCCGACGTTTTGCCAGATTGAACAGGCGTTGCTCAACGCCGCCGCCGACATCGTGAAGAGCCGGCAGCGGTACGATCAAGCCAACCAGGCGACCTCCGCGGCCGACAACGTCCTGGCCGGCCTGGCCACGACCTACGCCGAGGTGATCGCCGAGGTCCAGGCCCGGGCCGCCGCCAATCCCGACGATCCGGCCTGGGTCCTGTTGGACAACCGGCTGGCGAAATACATCGCCGAGCGGAACGACCTGAAGGCCGCCACGGCGTGCATGGTCGCGGCGGGCCGTGCAATCGCCGACCACGGCGCCGCCGCCGTCCAGGCCAAACTCGACGAGCTGACCGCATGACCAAGAGCTGGGATGCCGCCGACTATCCCTTTCGGATCGAGATTGCCGTCCAAGCAGCGAACATCGACGGCAACCTGGCGGACTTCCCGTGCCTCTTGAAGCTCACCGACACCCAGGCGATCGACAAAGACAAGATCGCCTCGAAGCGGTACCGCATCTTCGACCACAACGGGACGGAGTGCGCGTACGAAGAGCAAACGTACAGCGAGGGCGCCAGCTTCGCCAACGCCGAGATCTGGTGCAAGATCGCCGACTTGTACGCCGCGCCGGCCGGCGATCAGAATAAGCTCTGGCTCTACTACGGTTACGACGGCGGCGACCAGTCCGACGCGGCCAACGCCTGGGATGCCGGCTACAAGGCGGTCTGGCATTTCGAGGACTCGTTGGCCGATTCGTCCGGCAACGGCGAGACGCTCACCGCGAACGGCGGGCCAAGCTATTCGGCGTCCGGCAAGATCGGCAAGTGCATCGACCTGGAGTCGGGCTCCTCGCAGTACCTCTCCCACGCCGACGGCGGCTCGACCGATATTTCGGGTGCCGACCAGGAGCTGACCCTGGAGGCGTGGGTCAAGTTCGAGTCGGCGACGGCCGACGCCGGGATCATCTCGAAGTACAAGAGCGACACCGGCGACCGCCAGTACATCCTCTGGTTCGACCACTCCGAGGACTCGATCGCGTGCAACCTGTCCGGCGACGGCGCGGCCAATACCCGGGCGCTCGGCGCGGACAACACGGTCGACGACGGCTCCTGGCACCACGTTCGCGCAGTGTACGACGACACGGACATCCGGATCTATGTCGACGGGGCCCTGGACGCCAACGGCGCGGACAACCCCAAAGCCTACACGGCGGGGATCGCCGACAAGGCGGGCGACTTCCGGGTCGGCTCACAACAAGTTTGGGGCAACTACTTCGACGGCCTCATCGACGAGGTCCGCGTAAGCGACACGGACCGCTCGGCCAATTGGGACAAGTTCCAATTGGCCAACGTCAACGAGGCGGACAACGAGCTGACCTGGGGGACCGAGGAATACCAGTATCCGATCGCCGTCGTCCGGTCGGCCCGCCGCCGGCAGCCCATCCGCCGGCCGCGGTCCTGGCTGACCTGGCCGCCCTACGTCGAAGAGGAAGAGGAAGAGGAAACCTACCAGCCGCTGATCCTCCGGTCGACCCGCCGCCGGCAGCCCATCCGCCGGCCCCGGTCGCGGATCGTCCGGCCGTTTTGGCAGGTGCCGTTGGTGCCCGTCGTGACCGGCCGGCCGCTGGCCCGGCGTGTGGCCCAGGCCCGACGCCGGGTCCGATCGCGGACCGCCGACCCGTCGACCTTTCGCGGCCGGTTCTACCACGACGGCCGGGGGCTTTACAGAATTTTCAACTCGGTTGAGTACAGATTTTATCGAGACAACTCCGCCCCGCCGGCCGAAGATGACGCGCCCTTTGCAACCAACGCGACCCTGCCCCACACGCCGGCCGACGTCTACGCCGACGGCACCTGGTACCTCTCGGTATCCTACTTCAACGGCGTCATCGACTCCGGATTCTTGCCGCTGGGCGAGCACGGCGAGACCTTCTTGCGGTTGGACCTGGCCGGCGGCGAGGAGACGACCGGCCCGCCGCAAGGCCCGACCGACTGGCGGCTGGAGCTGGACGCCGCGGGCGTCGTCCGCGTCGTCGGCTTTTATTGGGAGTCGGGCGCCCTACGGGCCGACCACTGGTCGATCGGCTACACCACCGACGGCGGCGACCCGCCGGAAGACACCCCGGACGTCACGGTCGACCTGCCCGCCGGCCTGGCCGTCTTGGACTACGCACTGCCCGAGCAGGCCAACGGGACCACGGTCAAGGTCCGGCTGCAAACCCGCCGCGGCGACACGGTCTACAGCGAGGACTCGACGATCAAGACGGCCACGGCCGACGCCGCCGGCCCGACCGCACCCCTGGACGCCCAACGCTGGGCCGGCCCGCTGCCCGAGGAATGACCAAACACGAATGACCAATGACCAAACACCAATGACCAATGACCAAACACCAATGACCAATGACCAAACACCAATGACCAATGACCAATGACGGAGGCCCCTTTGGTCATTGGTCATTGGTGCTTGGAGTATTTGTATGCCCTGCACCATCATCGGCCCCACGACCGAAGCGTTCCCCAAGTCGACCTATCCGCCGATCCTCGAAATCAAGCGGCTCTGGGGCGACACGTGGCGGATCGCGCCGGACCTGGAGCTCGTGTCGGCCCAGCTTGCCACGGGCGGCCACGACCTGGGGCGGTGCCAGTTCCGCCGCCGGTACGGCCCCGCGGTCAAGCAGCCGTGGGAGGCCGACTACTCGGCCCGCGGCTCCTGGGCCACGGGCGCGGGGTGGTGGGTCCAACTCCGGATCGTCTGCGACCAGGGCTTGCAGCCCGTCTGGATCGGCCGGATCGCCGGCGAGTCCCGCAACGTCTACGGCTCGGAGGGCGGCCGGATGGGCGCCCAATCCTGGACCGCCTACGGCCCGACCAACATCCTACGCAAGATCGCGATGTCGAACTCGTACTGGTGGGACGGCGCGCTAAGGCGGAAGCTGGGCTGGGTCCCCAGTATCAACGATCGCGACCAGCGGAACATGATCGTCGGCAACCGGTCGGCGGAGAAGCACGACGGCGTCTATCTGTACGGCGGCGAGGACACCTGGACCCATCTGGATTACCTCGAGTACGTCCTGGACCGGTTCGTCGACGAGACGGCCGACGGCGGCCCGAGCTGGACGATCGGCGGCCAGGCCGACCTGCTGGCGGGGTTTTCCGAAAACATCCGGCTGGGGACGACCCAGACGATCGACCAGGTCCTGGCCCAGCTCATCCCGCCGCGGCTGGGGGTGGACTACAAAATCGTCCACCACGAGGGCACCGGATTCGAGGTCCACGTGTTCGCGTTGTCGGCCCGGGAATTCTGTTTCGCCAACGTCACGCTGCCCAAGAATCCGAACACGGTGGCGGTCCGGTCGGGCGAGACCCGCGACAACCTGCAAACGCGGGTCGTCGCCACCGAGGACCACCGCTACGGCCGCATCCGCGTGTTGGGCAAGCGGGCCGTGGTGTGCTGCTCGCTGGCGGGCCCTGAGTATTGGGACGCGAAGCTCGCCGGGAGCCTCGTCCCCAAGTGGCACGACGACCTGCTGGCCGACTACAAAGACGGGACGGGCAACGCGGCCGACCCCGACGCCGAGCACGACGCCGTCCGACGCCGCGATCATTTTAGACCGGTGTACCAATACTTCGGCGCGCCGGACGATTGGACCCACCAGGACGGCGCGGCCGCCCCGTACATCGACGCCGCCGGCCAGCACGACCCCCTCCTGACCGGCCAGCACCAGCTCGACATCCGGTCGACCCTGTCGTGGCTCCCGTTGCGGGAGGGCTTCGATTACTCGGTGGACCCGGCGGTGGATAACAACGTCGACGGCTACCAGCCGGAGTTCCGCCCGGCCGCGTGCTGGATCCTGGCCGAGGCCTGGGGCAACTTTCACGATCCCGAGGTCGACCATTCCCAGCCCTGCGAGGCCGCGCGGATCGGCGTCTCGGCCGCCCAGACCGACTGGGGCGTCTGCCTGAACGCCTCCCCAAATCACCGGCTGGCGATGAACCACTGGTTCCCCGCCAAGGGCACGGAGAACCCACCGGTTTTCGACTACGACCGACTCGTCGCCACGATCGCCTTCGAGTCCGACCAGCGGCTCCGGCTCGAATTAGAAATCCCCGGCGGCGCGAAGCCCACCGATGGGACGCTCGACATCGAGGTCCCCGACGCCGAGTTCTGGTTCCTGGCCGCCCGGACGATCGTCGACGTCGACCCCGAGCCGTGGGAGGTCGACAAGGGGGCCATTAAAGAAGTCCTCACGTCGGGCGATACCGGCCGCGTGTTGCGAAACGACGTGGACCGCCTGGCCGCCGTCATGGCCGGGGCGATCGCCCGATACTTCGCCGGCCGGATGCGGGGCGTGTTGGTGATCAAGGGGCTCGTGCCGTGGGGGCCCCTGTTGGGCCACATTTTGACCGTGATCGAGGAGGCCGGCGACACGCACCAGATCCAGGCCCCGATTACCCAGGTCGCGTGGATGGGCGGCGAGAAGCCGCAGACGATTATCAGCACGGGGTTTGCACAATGAAGGACACCCCAAATTCCAAGGGCCTTTGGTCATTGGTCATTGGTCATTGATCATTGGTCATTGGTCATTGATCATTGGTCATTGGTCATTGATCATTGGTCATTGGTCATTGGGATTTTTTGCCATGAATGAAACCCCCATCCTCGCCCGACCCCGCAAAGATCCGCCGGAACGGGAGCCGCTCTTTGAACTGACCGAGCAGCTCGACGCCGGCGGGACCGCCGCGGCGTACCGCATGTATTGGGACGGCGCGGACTACGTCGCCGACGAGTCGATCGAGTACGAGGTCCGCGACCTGATGGGCTGCCATTGGGGCCTGAAAGGCGAGCGGGTTTCGGCCCGATCGCGCAGGATGCCCGACGACGCGAGCCACGTCTGGGAGGTGACCCGCGGCGGTGCCCCGTGGTATGAAGGGACGCTCGACGAGGCCCTGAGCTTTGACGGCACGGCCGAGGCGTCGGTCACGATCCACGGCGACTCGAAGACCGTCACGGTCACCGACCGCTTCTTGTCGGCCGGCGGGTCGCTCGACTCGGCCAGCCGGATCGGGTTCGTCTACGACGTCCAGAACGGCCGCCTCGTCGTCACGGAGGCACCCTGCTGATGACGGCCCCCTGGCGATTCCTGCCGTGCGTGGTCTGTTGCGAGCCGCTCACGTGCGACCATATCTGTAGTTGGTCCGACGCAACCGCGGTCAGTCTCGCGGCCGGGAACATCGTCGACGGGACCTTTGAGTCGTTGCATGGCCATCTGTACGGCTACCTGGAGGTGCAGCCCGGCGCAGGCGGCCTGGACTGTTACGTCACTTTCCAGTTGGGTGCAGGCTGCACGCCGAACATGGTCCGCGCGGCCGGCCGATACGAAGCCGAAGCGGGCAAGTCGATCACGGTCTACTTGTACGACTTCGACGCCGCCGAGTGGATCGAGGTCGGGAGCTGGGATCACGCCCTGATCGACATCAGCCCGTGGCCCGAATACGCATTGTCGGCCCCGTACGTCTCGCCGACTGGCGAGGTCCGCATCCGCTGGCAAACGGCCGACGAGAATGGAGCCTATCGGCTGTACCTCGACGTCACCCGGGCCTGCCACGATGGCGAGCCGTTTGACCAGTACGAGGTCACCTTCAATTGCGTCGACTGCCCGGGCCTGTCGGGCGGCTACATCACCGACTACGCCGGCGTGATGACACCCGGTTCGTACGAAGAGAACTGGTATTGGCAATATGTCTTCGATCCCCCCTTCGTCTGCGAGTTGCTGCCCTGGCCGATCAGCGAGATCCTGTTGCATTTCCAATGGACCGACTGGGTCGGGCCCTCGTGGCCATCGACCGGTAACGAGGTCTGGGTCACGCTGTTTGGCTATAACGACGAAGCCGAGCGCGTCCGCCTCGATCACTGGCGCGCCCAACTCGTCGGCCAAACCGACTGCGACCTCGATGGTCTAGTGTGCAATGTCCCGGTGAACTTCCTCAACTGTACGGTCACGATCTCCGCGGTGCATTGATGGACTGCCCGCTCGAACAAAACGACGATGGCTCCTGGACCTGTCCGCGATGCGGCTGGACCCACCCCACACAGGTCCGGCGGAACTGCCCGGGCCCGCGATCCGAACAGGAGACCCCGGCCGCCGCGGAGCTGGTCAACGCGATTTGGGAGCTGGCCTCCAACAACGAATCGACCCGGTGCGTCTTCGAGACCGGCCGCTGCCTGGCCCGGTGCCAATACTGCGAGCGGTTCACCGGTCGGGGGTGCCTCACGTTCGACGGCCGCGACGATCGGCCGAGCCTGCTCGACGTCCTGACGGACCGCGGCCGGTGGTGCCCGCGGTGGGGAGTGGGTAGTGGGTAGTGGGTAGTGGGTAGTGGGGAGTGGGGAGTGGGGAGTGGTCACGGGCCCGGCTCGCCGGATTCGGCGTGGGTCGATCGCCATCACTCCAGCGTGATTTCCCCGTTTTCGATGAACACCTGGCAGCAAACGATCGCCTCGGCGATCCGGGTTTCGCGAGCCAGCGGCTCCGGCTGTTCGTAGAAGGAGTCCAAGAATTGCCGATAGGCCCAGGCCAGCTTGTTGACCTTGCCCAACCGGCTGGCGACCTCGACGCACAGAACCATCTTCTCGTTGTCCGTCAGATCGATCCAGTCGTCGCCGTCGCCGTCTCGCAGAGCGATTTCCGCGGCATACGACGCGTCGGCCTTGTCGTCGATCAGCTTCGCCGTGCCCTCCATCACCTTGGTCGCCTCGACCGCTTCGCGTCGCAGGATCTCCGCGGCCCGGCGAACCTCGAAGACTTCCGCCGTCTTCTCGCACACCTCCCGGGCCAGCTCGTCGCGCTGGGCGGTCAACTCGCGGACCGAGTCGCTGGTCAGCGCTGCCGTGGCCAGCCCGACCAGAATCCCCGCCGCAAACGCCACCGCCGCCACGATCACCGCATTCGTTCGGCTCATGATCTGCCTCCCAAGTTCGAGCCCAAGAAACCACCACGCGCGACGCTACCGCGCACCGGCCACCCGATCAACCTTTCCCCCCAAGAAATCCGGCTGCGCGCACTGGACTACTAATCCAGTGCGCGCCGATCCACCGGCCACAAACTCGCCGAAAATCCCGCCGTCGACGGGGCCGACCCCGCAATGTCAATGCAGAGTTTCTAACCGAAAATGGTAGCCCTAACTTGTGGTTCCAGGGGTTGGCGGTTCGAGTCCGCTCAGCCACCCTCGATCGGGAGGCTCCGCGAGCCGCGAGGCCGCGGGGGCCTTTGGTGTGCTCCCCCTTGGGAATTGCACATCGCAGGAGTGTGTTGGCCTAGCAGGCCTCCCGATCGGCTTTTTCTGAAGTTCCATATTTTGTGTCTGCGGCGGGCGGAGCCACAACATCTTGTGGGTCTGGCGGTGGTTGTACAACATCTTGCGGGTTTGCTGGGCGTGGGCCACTAGATGTTGTGCGGTGCATCCGTTCACCTCTAGCAGCTGCCGGCCCGACCGTTTCAAACCGACTTGACAGCCCAACCCTCGCCGCCGTATTCTCGCCGACGCTAAACGAACACACTCCAGCTCGCTTCCCTCTGAGCACTCTTGCTCACCGGCCGGCTTGCTGGAGCCGGCCGGACAGGATCAGACGGCCTGCTCGACCGATCCCCCCGAACATCAACCGATCTCGCCGGATGCGGATCGGAGGCTGTGGGCATGGATCACGCTGGCGCATGGCGGCTGCAAGTGTTGTCGGTTCCCGATCTCGTATCGCGGCCGCTGATCCATCCACTTGTGGCCGCCTCCTTTTGCGCTGCCCGCACAATCGGCCGAGGATGGCGGCATTTCGCGAAGTGTACGCGGCGGACTCATCATGATGGTCCAAGACCCCCGATTAGAATTGGCTGGGGGGGGCAAGGGTTTCGACGCCCCCCGTTCTCGTGTCGGGGGCCGCACCATGATCCGCGAATCCGCGAATACGCACACGATCCGAATCGCCGCGTGGACCACCGGCGTTCCGGCGCCGCAACCGTCGCCGGCCCCCCCGCCGATGACCTTGCGGCAATTCTTTCGCCGGCGCTACGCACCCGTCCGGCTGGCCGCCGGCTCGCCGGGGACGATCCAGCAATACGAAGTGGCGTTGAACCACCTGGAG